GTATAAGTGTTAACTGTAATTACTGATCCTGAAGGGTGCTCCTGCGCGCGGTAATCGTTTGTATCTACTTTTCTAGTTCTATACGTAGATCCATTAACGACAGTGTTTACAAGGGCAGTTCCTCTTTGTTGTCCTGTTCCAGTCCAGTTATACGAAATTTGGTTACCAGTACCTCCGTTAGCTCCGCCATAATATTGCAAAAGTTCTCCTAATGTAACATCTAAAGCAGCAGCATCGTATGTTTCTATGTTATCATCTGCACCAATTTTCAAAGGCAAAGGGTGATTTTCAACTGTAGTTAAAGAAGCATTACCAATGTGAAGATAGTAATTATTAATAGTAGTAGGTTGATCTTTTGTTTCACTAATACCGCCAGACGTATAGGCACCAACATTAGCTCTAGTATCAGTAAAAACAGGAGTACCTGAAACAATTGTGTGATTAGCTAGACTGGTTAAAGTTGAAAGCTTATAAACTCCAGGGTGATCGCTTCCATCCACAATATCATCTAATGCTTGAGTAATAAAGGTGTCAAACATATCCTGTTGGTTCATAGCAACTAAGTTATTTGTGCCATCAAGATAAAGTGGGTATCTTCTGTTATTAGTATCTGTAACACCTGACATAGAATCAGGTGAATGAATTAAACGATTATAATTAATTGTTTTTGTGGTTACATCAGCAGTTTGTGCTGCAGTACGAAATGATGATACGTGAGTATTACCTGCTCCTGCCATTTTACGAGTATCGGAGATCGTCAGCATATTACCTCCAAGAACTCCAGAGGCAACTTGAATGTTTACTGTTTTGTAATTTCCATGTAAAAATAATACGCGCTTGCGAATTCTTTGTATGCCTTGAACAGACATGGGGCGAATTGTGCCTGCCGCATGATCCCAGTATACCGGATACCTAATAGCCATCGACTAGCTCCCCGGAGATCTTAGTGTCTTTACTATCGTTCCCGCAGAATCTGTAATTGTGAGAGTAACAGTCGAATCAAACTTCGATGACTGAATAGTGTTGTCTGCAATTTTACCATTTGTAATTGCAAAGTCTTGAACCATAGCAGTTGTAAGACTGAGAGATCCAACATGAGTTGAGTCAATCGCATCAGTAGCAATAATAATACCTGTGACAGCATCAAGCTGAAGCTTTAATGTACCTACTGATCTTGCTTGAATAGCATTTGAATCAACTGCTAAATCCCCAAGATTAATTGAATCTACTGGAAAATATAAACCGTAAAAAGAATCTAAGTTTGAATCAATCATACGATTGATTTCAGCAGAGTCCTTAGAGTTAAGGTTGATTTCGTTAATAGCTTCAACGAGGTCAGAGTCTGCATCTGTTGCAAGCTCGTCAAGATCGCCAAAGTAATTACTTAACGTATTGGTTTTGGTGCGCCAATCATCTACGAGATCATCAATTTCAATTTTAATTCTACGTGCCATTTTTATCTACCAATATTTTGAGCAAATTTTTTATCTCACCTATTTCATTCTTTAAGTTATTTATATCATTTTCCATTTGTTTTTTTTTCTTCTTAGCAGCCCTGGCAACGTTACCATCTTCACTTTTAGATCTAACAATAGCATTAGATCTCATATCTCTTTTCCAGCCAGGATGACCTTCAATGTCAACAAATCTTCCAAATTTATTTTCTGCGTTCATTATGCGCTCAGTGCTATCACTCTTAAATCAGTAAATTGAGGAACCGAAGCATTGTTAGAACTGTTCATAACAATCTTAAGCATAAACTTCGAGAATGGTGTTGATAGTCCGTCTTCTCCACCCACTAAATATTCATAATCTCTAAAGATTGAAGGATTTTCATCTGTTGGTTGATCAACTTCTTTTATAACTTCTGTCCAGGGAGTATCCGAAAATAGTATATCTTCACCAATTGCTTTATAGTAAACTCTAAAGTTAGAGGCTGAAGGCCGGTTAGCTGCTAGCAAAATTTTAAGGCCAATGGCATCATTTTCTAGAGTTACTGGTCTAGTAATATGCTTAGCAAGAGACGTTCCGTTTTGAGAGTTAGTTTCATCAACATACGTTATAGGATTATTTCTATCAGCAGAATCACCATATTGGCTTTGGAAATCAATTCTATTATGAATTGTCCACATAGAAGCTCGTTGCATATCAATCACTGGAGAAACATCAGGACTTTGTGATATCATATTTAGTTTTAGTGTTATAGCTTTTTCAAGTCCTAGGTTATTAACTCTTTGTTCTTTAGAAGGAATAATTTGAGGAACGTTAAAGTAATTGTTTTCTCTTCCTGCCAAAGTTAAATATGTAGTTGCCTTTGTGTATTTTGTTTCATTACCAGCAATAGACCGTCCTGTAGTAAATCTACCGGTAGGTGTAATCCTAGTAGAAGTAGGCACCAGAGTATCGATAGCTGGAACAACTTGTTCAAATAGTTGCTGTTTTGACATTGCTACTAAGTTGTTACCAATAATTTCACTATTGGTTGCATCTGAATCAAAGTCTACTTTGAAGAAATCATTATCTGCACTATCGATTGCGCGGATACCCATAATAGAAGAACCTAAGATTCCTGCGTATCTAGCAGATGAGTCAAGTCCGGTGATCATAACCTGATCACCATCAGTAAACCCATGATCAGGGTGGAATACTGTAGCTGCTGGTGACCCACTAGTTACATCAATAGGATCAGTTGTTAAAAGGTTTATTGATGGATCTGCATTTTCCAATATTGCTTCAGCTGTTGAATGTCTAAATCTAGCTGTGTGCAATTCAAACGCCATATCAATTGTTTGATCTGGTTCCCAAATAAATGAGTTTTGAGATTTGAAAAATGAACCTAGTGTTGGTTGCTGTGTAATTCTTCTTTCAGTAGATCCAAGAATAAATTCACCTGTTTTACCAATGTAAACGTTATATTCAATTGTTTCAGCTTTTAGAACAAATGCATATTCAGTATACGAATTCAGGTAAATAGGCTCATCAAATTCAAAGTAGGTGATAGCAGTACCATCAGCAGATATATTCACATCAGCCGGATCCTTAAATACTACACCTCCCGGCAATACTTGGTATGCCGCAGGAGCACCTTCAACAGCAGGCCTTAGTTCTAGTTGAACCGGAACAATTGGATCTTTTGAAGCAAATCTTACACCAACCTTTGTACAGAAAATACCATCTGGCCTTGGAACATAGAATGTTTGAGCGATAGGATCACCACCGCCGCCACCATCACCACCTTCGCGGCCACCGTCATCAGGTGGATCTGGAATTCTTCTTACAGATCTTGCAGTACGTGTATCAGTTCTAATATTTAAGCTTCTTGTTGATCTAATAGTTTGTTGTCTAGTTTCAAGAATACCGTTTGCCTCATATGAAGCAAATGCTCTTGAAGTAGAATCTGCAGGCTTTGGAACTGTAATGTCCAAAAGCATAAACTCTCTTCTACCTGTTCTAAATTTTTGAACGCCATTAGGAATGAAGAAAGATCCTTCAATTTTACCAGTCTCATCTGTAATAAGAGTAGACTTACCTTCAGGATGCTCAGTTGCATTATTGTGTCTAGACCCAAATTGAGTAGGATCATCTGAAGTTCTTTGGAATGTTTCTTCTCTTACCCATTGAGAAATATCTTTTTCATCAAAGTAAGGGAATAGTCTTGTTTCCGGTTTTAAGCCTTCAGCCTTAAAATAAATTTTCCTAGATCTCATAAACGGAATAACTGCAACATCCAAAACTCTATCGCCAATAACTTCACGAATAGTTTCACCTTGAACAATTCTAGTAACTGAAGTCGTAGTTGTAGTGGTTATAGTACGACCGCTTTGACTAGATCCTGACGAAACTGAACGACCTAGTTGTCTACCAGCAAGATTAGAAAGATCTGTTCCACCCCACTGCCATTCCCAGTTATTCCAAAGATTTTGCTGTGCAGGATTAAGTCTGAATCCTCCATCTACAATTCTTGGTGGTACTCTTTTTACTTCACGCCAATCGTCTGATTGTGGTGAAAGAAGAACTCGACCTGTATGAGTAATAACTGCAAACGGGTTAACGTTAATTGTACCAGAATATAAAGGCTGATCAATAAACTTTAGATCATCATATTTAATATAAACGTTATCGCCTTTTTTAATTGTATTGGTTGACTTATCTGAGTCATAAACAAAACCGATTTGATCTTCATTAAACGAAGGTCTAACTATTCCTTCTCTTGGATCAATCGCTGCAGCGTATTCTGGACTATTAACTGCTGATGCTAGTTGATCAGAAAAGTTATCAACTAAAAATCCAGCTTTAGTTCTATCAGCACCTGTTGAATCAAAAACACTAAATGTTCTTAGATTTGTTTCTAAAGCATTAAGCGTAGCTATTTCTTCTAATTGATCGATACGAGTTTCAAGTTTACCAATGTCTGCCATTGTAAATACTTTTGTCTCAATAAGATCAGTGTCAGTGTCTGAATCATTTAGAGTAAAAGGATTTAGCTTAAGCTTATAAAGCTCTAATGAATTTTCTGGTGTTTCTGGAAATCTTGGTGAAAGATCTGATTGACCAGGAATGATTTCAATTAATCCAGTTTCTTTGATAATGAGTTTATCATATCTTGGCATATAAGTTTCTTGATCAAATCTAATCAAAGAGTTAGGCTTTGGTAGCTCGTTAATACGAGCAGTACCACCAGCAAAGTCAAGCGCATCGTCTTTCAATCGAGGACGGAAGTCTAATACATCTCTTAAATTAACTACAGTTCCATTTGACAATTCGTGGTTTGGAATGTCAGCATAATCTACTTGTCCAGTATATGAGTTAACTGCAAAGAAATCGCCAGATGCACCATGTGTAAAATATGAAAATGAGCAGAAAACGTTACCAGCAGGTTCCGCCGCACCTTGCTTAAGAATTAGTCTAGCTGGCGCATAAAAATTGTCTCTTTGTCCATTGTCAACAATAAATCTACTTGAAATATCTGTGCCATCAGATTCACCATCAGCAATAAGCACTACCTTAAACAAATCTGGTTTAGCAAGATCTAGTACGTTATTTGAATCCAATGTAGTTTTAATAAAGGTTCCATTGGTTGCTAAACCCTTTGGTCCAGTTGTAGGAGGAGAATTTAGAGTTTTAGATCTAACAGTACCTTGAGATTTATCAACTTTAGTTAATAACTCAAAGTTTGTTGTTGTTGGTCCGCCTGAAATATTAATAGTTGCTGTGCCAGTACCAGTGATAGTCACATCATTATTAGTAAGCATTTTACCACTTGAATCAATAGTAAAAATCCACTCAGATGGAGAAGCGAAAGTTTCACCGTTTGCTGTTAACGTAAGTGTTTCTGATCCAGAAAAGTCAAACTGTCCAGTAAAGTATCTTTGTACTTCAAGACTAATATCTGTAATTTGCTTAGGTCGACTATTTGGAAGAGGGAATAGAAGATTATTATTAATAGCTCCTTTAAGTTCAGTTTCACCTCGTGTTTGCCTAACGTTAACATAGTCTGAAGTTGAGCCACCAATTGATTTGACATCACGAAATGATTTACCGCTATTCATTGAAATATCAAAAAGATAGTACTTATAATCTGCACCATCTTCTTCAATATATCTTGCTCTTGCAGTACCAATTGTTGCGCCTAAGTGATTAGCAGAATCTCTTAAATTTCTAACTTGATAGGCGTTTAGATTAGGAAGCCTCTTAAACATCACCTCTAGTCTTGGATCGTTTGTTGAGTCAAGTTCAACAAAGTTACCAAAGTTTGCAGCAACAACCTGGTTATTAAGATCAGTAGTTTCTTGTGCTTTATTAATAGTAATTGTTTTAGGAATCATGCTTTCAGCGCGATAGCCATTAACATAAGCCACACCAGCAGAAACATCTACATCAAGTTTAGTGTTATCAGAATCATTCTCGTCAAATTTAACTCTAAACTGCTTAGCACTAAAGTTACCATTTGTTTCATATGCTCTTTGTGAAACATAGTCTGCAATTTTTGCATATTGATTTGTTCCATTTGCAAATTCAGAAACGGAACCATTAATTACATTAGCATAAAAAACAAAATTTTCATCAGAATCAACATTGGCTTTGTCAATTAACTCTAGTCTAATTCTATATCGATCAGCACCTGCTGCTGCCTTATTAGGAATTGCTCCTTGATTATCATATAAAGCTTCATTGTCTGATGCTTTTACAATATCTTGAATTACCTTGAATCCAACAGTCGCTGTTACAGTATTGCTATATTTTGAAAGAATGATTGATTGGTCTTCGAAGAAAACGAAGTGGCCTTGTACAAAGAATGATCCGGTATTAACAGAAGCTCGGGTACCCATACCTGATGACGGATTAGCAACAGTGTTTGTTGTTTGAACTGTAAGAGTAAATCCTCCTCCAGAAATTTCCTCACCAGGAGTAAATCTAATAGGACTAGTAGATGAAGTTCCTGTTGAAGTTTTAGTGTATCTAAGATATAGTGTTGCAGGATCGACTGAACCCGCGGCAACAGCTTCAATGACTACAGCTTTAACTCCTGAAGTTGCTCCTGTAAATTCTATGTTATTATAATCGTTAGGGTCTGTTCTAAAAATATTTACAGAAGTATCTAGCTTAATAAACTCGTATTCTTTGTTAATAGTAATTCCACCTGGATTTACTGCAGCACCTTCTTTGAAAATGTTTTGAGCAAACGTTTCAATTTCTCTTTGTATAATAGTCTGCATTTGCGTAAGCTCTCTAGCTTGCAATGCTCGACCCGAGTTAAAGAGAATACGATGATAGTTATCGCTATCTCTGAAATCGTCTCTATATGTATCCGAAAATATTTTTTTCGTAAAATCAACAGCCATCTTATTTTTTACCTATTAGAGTTGAATCACAACTTTAATGTCCTCTGTTTGGTCATTAGACCTTTCAATTGGTGATCTATTATCAATATATAGTAACTCCCCTGAAAAGGGATTTACGTCTGGGAATCTATATGCAAATGTATCAGAATCAGTGGCAGCGTTTTCAACAATGCCATCTCCATTACCATTTTGTTCAGTGAGGACTTCTCCTTCTTGGAAAATACCAAAGCCGGTTACTTCTGATTGATGGTAATAAATTCTACTTGAATCTACAAAATCAACTAAACCTTTAGCTGAGGATGAGGCTCCAAGGATTGTTCTATCAACAGTAAATGGTGTTGATACAGTTGAAAGTTTTAGATAATTCAACGTGTTTCCAACATCTGCAACGTATAGTGGTCCATCTCCACCAGCACTATCTGCTTCGACATTTTTAAGCAATAGTGTTTGTCTAAAGTCGTTACCAACTTTTAGAATATCATTTTCATCACCAGCAATTCTTGAGTTAAACATTAATGAAAATGATCTTAAGTCTTCTCTTGGATCTGCACCAACGCCAGAGTCTGGTCCAAAGACTGCTCTAGCAGTAGCACCTGTACCACCGCCACCATTAATTGAAATATCAGCTCTAGTGTATCCGGATCCAAATGCATGTCCTGTTTTAGAACCTGCTCCGGAATCATTCATTTCAATTTTAGTTACTATTCCATTTGAAACTGTAGCCGTCGCAGCAGCCTGCTTGCCAGAGTTATCTCCTGTAATTTGTATTGTAGGAGTTCCTGTGTATCCACTGCCAGCATTTATTAACTGTATAGAAATAATTTCTCCTTGAGTTGCTGCTTCTTGCACAAGCCTTTGGTTAACCTGCAAAGCAGATAATCCTGGAGTTCCTGCTGAATCATTAACTTTAGTTACAGGAATGAAATTTGCTGAAGTAAATTTAGTACCATCAAGCGCACCGATAGTGTATAAGTATTTCCAAATGTAACCATCTGCAGTCGAAATTGGTCTAGAATTTGTACCGGTTGGTTTAACCGTTGATGTCACTGATGATCCAGCCGCGTTTAGACCTGGTTGAATACACATATACACAGAGTTTTCATCTGTAAGAACATAATATGGATTGGTTGGATATGCAGCATACGCATCATCAAATGCGCTGTAAATAGTACCAGACGACCAGTTATGTCGAGGAACAACAAAGGAAACTGTTTCAGCAGTCTTTACTGCTTGCATTCCTAAGCGTGCATTTCTTTCATCTCTTTGAGACTTAATTGGTGTAGGTGCAGCATCGTTGGAATCCCAAGGTTCAGATCTTCCAATCCCAACATAGTAGTTGTTACTAGAGTCTAACACATCATCAAATAAATGATTAATGAATTGTCTTTTAAGTCTATCTGTAATAATCGCAGCCATGTTTTATCCTATACTACCGTAGCACCGTATTGGCCAATAATCTGCCAATTGGTATTATCCCAAATTAAAATGCAACCATCGGTTTGGTCCAATACAATATCAGCGCCTGGACCGAATGAGGTAGGTGTGATAGTTGCTATACCAGCACCTTTGTTTGTAAAAATCTTTTGTTCTCCAATAGTGGTTCCATCTGCTAGACCAATTGCTGAAGCAGTTCCTATATTAATAATTACATAAGAAGTTGCACTTGGTGCAGTACCAGCAGAAGTCATTTCAGTAACAGTTGTAGCAATCTTTTGTACTTCAACTGATCCTAAGCCTTTAGGTGAAAGCTTTAAGTTAATATCTGTATCGCTTCCTGACGCCGCTAGTTCAGGTTTTCCTGCAGTTGCAGCATTAGTTAGTGTGACTTCATTTACTGCTGATGCTGTAGCCGTTATCTTTAATAGCTCAGCACCGTTAACATCATTTATTTTTCCAGTAATAGCTGGGTTGTTAATTGTTGCAGAATCTAAAGTTTTATTTTCTAAAGTTTGTGTAGACTTCAAAAATGTAAATGTATCACTATCAGTAAGTGAAGGGATGTTAACATTATGATCTGATGTTAGTGAACCTGCTTTAAGAATATATTGATGAGAGGAATCTAAATCATGAATTTGAGGTGCACCAAGAACTGGAGAAATAAGAGTTTTATTAATTATTGTTTGAGTTGCAGAATCAGTAATAATTTCACCATCTGCATTAGGTAACCTAATTGTTCTATCAGAATCCGGATCAACTGCTTTTAGTGTAGTTTCAAAGTTATCATCAGTAGTGCCTTCAAACTGAATACCGTTTGCTGTAACAGATAACTCACCTGACAATAAATCAGAATCTCCACCAAGCTTTTGGTAAAGTTCTACAAAGTTTGAGTTAATTTTAGTGGCAGCTGCTCGGAGTGTATCTCCTGTACCGTCATTTGCGGTACTGCCAGTGCCTAAGTTTTGCCGTGCCATTCAATCACCTATTGAAAATTCTTATTGTTATTTATATCAACTATCATACAGTTCGAAGCGATCTAGATCCATTGTTTCAATCGCATTGGATATTTTAAGTAATCCAGGAGTTCTTCCTGTATCTTCATCTAATGTTGGAGAGTTAACGTCCAAAATACCGTCAGTTCCAGGTGCAAAGTTTCCATAAGAATTTATAAGCTCTTGAATAGACATATTTGAATATCTATTAATCTGTACAAACCTTGCTCTAGTCACATCGCTATCTCCGTCAATACCATCTTCAAATTCACCGACTACTTCATGGAATGCTTGTGGAGCATCCAATGTTGCAAACGCTTCGCTTGTTCTTGCCAATGAGGCAGAATCAATAAGCACAACTGTTGGTTGTGTTCCATTAACATCAAATATGGATTGCGCCTGTATTTCAAGTGAAACTTCACCTCCAAGAAAAAATCCTGCAGGGTGTACAAACCTTCTATATAATTCTTTCCATCTAATAATTGGAACAGAAGATTTAATTAACACAGAAAAAATTTGATATAATCCTGCGTTTTGTATATATTTAAGAGATTCAGCACCAATTAAAGAATCATCTATTCTAAACATTTGTTCTTTTGGAAATTGAATTTCTACTGTTTCATTAAAAAATGCTCTAAAAAAACCTTCAGCAGAATATAAGCTACCTTTAACTCTAAAAAAGTTAGCAAAGTTTCTTAATGCTTCTCGCGAATCTGCAAAGTATGAAGCTGATGCGCCTTGAGCAATTTCTGCAAATATTTGATCTAACTGTTTAGCAGAAGAAGATTCGATATCTCTAATCGCGTATAAGTCTTTAAGAGAATCTGTAAGCTCATCTGAATCCATAAATGAGTAATAAGCATTCATGAATTTTATAAGATTAGGATAATCTCTTTGAAAATATTCTGGCAATACTTGTTCAACCACGTCTGTATGGAAAACAAGATTACGTCTATTAAAAAATACTTCTTCTGTTTGTGTTGTCATTACAGTGTCACATCAACCGTTTGTCTATCAACTTTACCTGAAGCAAACGATGCATCAGTATCCAATAAAAGGATATAATTTCTTAAGGGTTTAATTACTGATTGATCTCTCGGAGTAACAGAAAGTTTTATGTAGGTTTGGCCAGAAGTAATACTTTCTGGAATAAACCCATTTAGTTCTACCTTACCTCTATCAGGATCGTATTGTCCAAGATTATCAACTTCAACGTTTCCAAGAGTATCTGTTATAACAAGCTTTTTTGAGTTAAGTTTATTTTTGATTAAACAAACTTTATTGTTAAATCTAAATGTAGATGAAGTTACAGTTTCAATTATATCGTCTGGTGCTTGAAGTGTAACTGGAAAATTAATTTCATATGAAAGAGATTGATTTAATATTGGCTCAAATCTCTGTTGAACTTTAATAGCAACTGATGAGTTAATAACAGACTCTTCTAATTGGTCTACTGTCGTTAACAAATTAGATCTTCTAAATATACTACCAAAAAGTCCTAAGTTACTTTCGAAAAATTGTCTGACCTTACTATAAACAACAGATTCCGTAGATTGTAATGTCACACTTGTTAAGTTTGGATCGAAGTTAAATTCAACAACTGCCTCAATAAATGTTTCAATTGGATCAACATATATCGTACCAATAGATAACACTGAAAGAAAATCTGTAATATTACTTGTAATAGAATCTTTTGTTGAAGTTTTTTCTGCTTCAGTAATACCATCTTGAAATTTTAATCCAACATAAACGTTTCCGTAATTTGCTGGAATGTTATCTTCACCTCCCCAAGCAATTGCATCAACGATGTTAGAATAGTTAGCAAGAATAATAGCTTTATAATCTTCTGCTGTAACAAGTCTTTGTTGTGCAGCAAATGCCAATGGAGCGTTTGATCTAATACTTTCAACTGTTTGTCTATCTGATCCAGATGTAGAATTAGAAACTGTAGTTACAGATAAGTCATAGCCTTGTCCGTTAACAGTATACTGTGAACTTGGAGAAAACACTTGTCCACCATTAGCATCTGCTCCTACAGTAGAAAGATATTCTACTTGAACTACAGTACCTGTTTCTGGTGCTTGACCAAATGATATACCATCACCAAAGTTTAATTCATAAAATCCATTAGGAGCTTCTGTGATTTGATAAAATTTAGAATTTTGATCTACTCTAATAGCTTTACTAATTGGTGTGTACGCTTCAAACTCTGTAGTTGAAGGATTAGCAAAAACCTTTACAATTGTGGTAGCAGTGTCCATTGTTGAATCTGGTATAACATAAATTTGTCTTTCACCAACTTTACCAACATAAAACTTTTTAGTTCTTTTAGTACCTTCAAATAGAATGACATTTTTATTTCCATTAACGTCAGAAAATTCATATAGACCTGAGCCATTATCTGTAGCAGTTAAAGATTCAGTTGTTTGAAACGTATAAGTTATGTCATTAATAGATGTGGTAAATAACGTAAAGGCTGGAAGAATATATGTAGTGTTTCTATTAGAAACACCAGCAAGATTAAGAGTAAGATTTACATTTGTTTGAGAAGATGTTTTGGATCTAGGTGAGTAACCTAATCCTTGAGCATGAGAAACAATTGAAGATCTAAGTTGAGCAGTATTAAGGAATGCTTCATTCAAAGCAAAGTTTGCAATAAGACCATTAAAGTGTGTGTTGTATGCAAGAACATCAAGAATATTGCTTAGCCCTGAAGCTTCAAAATTATAATCTTGAAACTCGTTATCGGAAGCAAGATATGTTTTTAATCTTTGCTTAATTTGTTGAAAATCTAGCTGGGTAGATTCAATGTTAGTTACTGCCATTTATCTCAACCTCGACAATGCGGTTTCAAATTCTACGACCTCGTTGAGGTTTTTTACAAGAAAAGTAACCTTTACTTTTAATTCATTTCTATCAAGCTGTGTATTAGATTCTACCTTTAGAATTTTAGCACGTGGCTCAAAGTTTTCTACTGCTCTTATAATTTGTTCTTCAACATCGTAATCAATATCTTCATCAGCCAATTCAAATAAAAGATTATTTAGATCTCCACCAAAGTTAGGCCTAAAAGGTTTTTCATTAAAGTTTGTTAAAAGTAAATTTTTAACAGCTTGTTTAACTGCCCCTGCCGCAGACTTTTTGAAAATGTCACCGCTTGGCTTATTATTAAACGTTAAGTCAATGTCACCATATTCTTGAGATCTAGATCCTATCAGCGTACTACCTGATAAGTTTCCATCTTCTCTTGATAATATTTTAGTTGCCATATTGAACTCTCTGATTTTGTACTATTTATACTATAATTTCAATGAGTTCTTTGTTTGTTTGTACCTTATTATTAAACACTGTTTCTAAATTCATACCATATACACAGTCATAGTCTTCACCTACTTTAGGCATGTCAATAATAATTTGTGCATTAATTAATCCACTAGGATCAAAGGTGTCGTAATCAAGGGTTAACTTATCGTAAAATAAAAAGTCTTTTAGGTACACTGCCAAATCAAAAGTTTTTTCGCTAGCCTGGCTTCCAGTTTCATCTATAAGTTCATATACTACACGTCTTCCTTTAGACGCAAGCCAATTAGGAGTATCAGTTTGCAAAGTTTCGCCAGGCCCTGCTCTATACACACCTTCAACTACCACTAATCTAAAATCTCTAAATCTTCCTTCGTCATTAGAAATCTTTTTAAGAACTTCTCCGTGCAAATATAATTGTCTTGCTAAATCAAGCTTATCACTTTCTTTCGAAATATGATCAAGGGTTACTTGGTCACCTCTACCTCCTAAGAATTTAGCAAGAGATATACCTCTATTTAGTTTTGTTTTAGAAGTAATTATTCCTGCGTTGTTTGGATTAAAAACTGGATCAGGAATAATAGCTATAGCTCTAGGTTTAGGTACAACTCTTTTAGAATTTTCTGAAGGATTCCTTTGACCAATCTTATCTATCCCTAAGATTTTCGTCGGTTTTTTACTTTCAATCCTACCAATTTTCGGAGGAGTGGTATTAGCGTATGTGCTAGAAAGAACCGAAGAACCAATCGCAGTGCCAATGAATTTCTCGTTGTTTTGGACATCTGGATCCCTCAATTTACTTCTTACTTCTCTTGTTGTTAAAGGTTTTTTTGAAACCCCACCTGTTTTTTCTTCGTAATTAATTGCATTGAAAAGATCTTTATTATTATCAATTTTTACTTTTGCTACTCCGTATGCAGATTTATTTAGATAATCTGTCAAAAGAGTTTCAGTTGGTAAAGCTGTGGCTTTAGGATCTACTGGTTCTGCGGTATGTGTAGTTTCAGTCAGGGTTCCACCACCTGAACCAGCACCTAACGGAGCTGATCCAGCCTCATCTGCCTGTGCCGCAAATGATGCTTTACCTACAAGAGAACCATGGAATGTTGTGGCATGCATAGATGTCGCATTCACTCGTTGAGTATATGCAGTGTTTGTTGTAATAGTA